GTCAACATTTACACGCGGCGAAAAGCCCAGGTCAGAGGGGGTGCGAGGTCCCCCGACCTGCATGAACCAGGGAGGCACCGATGAGACCGCGCGACCCGATCCGCCGCTCGAGCACACCTCACCCCGGCCGTCTCGAGCGAGGGCAGATCGCCCAGCTTGACCAGGCGCCCGCGGACAAGCCGACGACCGTCTACACGACCGAGCGGCCGGATGGGCTGCTGGTCGCGCACGAGTCGCGGCCGGTGGGGTTCGGGCCGCAGGTCGAAGCCTGGGACCTCGAGCTCCACTGACCGATGGCACGCACGACACGCGAGGTCTACAACCGCCGATGGCGTGAGGTCCGGCTCCACGTGCTCGAGCGGGACGGCTATCGGTGCCAGATCAGGGGGCCGCGGTGCACAACATGGGCCACGCAGGTCGATCACATCGTCCCGTGGCGGATGGGAGGTGCGCTCTATGACGAGGCCAACCTCCGGGCGTGCTGCGCGCGGTGCAACCGCGACCGCGTCTCCGGCGAGCCCGTCCGGCGACCCTCCCGCGAGTGGTGAGAACCGGCGGGCGGCCGAGCGCACGCTGGCCGAGCTCGAGCGGATTGGGCGCCTCGAGGCCGTGGACGCGGCGCGAGTGCAGATGATCCGGTCGATGGCCGACTCGCTGGACGCCCGACCGAACAACTCGCAGATGTGGCACGAGTACCGCGAGACCGTGGAGGGGCTGATCGCCAGTGGTGATGACGGCGCAGAGATCGACGCGGTCCTTGCCCGCCTGCGTGCCCCGGTTCACGACGAGGCGTAGGCCCGAGCGGTACACCTTCGGTGGTCGGCTCGCCCAGGTCGCCGAGATGCTGGGCCAGCCGTTCATGCCGTGGCAGCGCGAGGCCGCCGACATCGGTTGCGAGATCGACCCGGCGACGGGGCTGCCCGCGTACAACGAGGTTTTCGTCACCGTTCCACGGCAGTCCGGGAAGACCCTGCTTTACCTCACCTGGCAGATCGACCGCTGCCTCTCGTGGGGTCGGCCCCAACGGTCGGCGTTCACCGCCCAGACCGGCAAGGATGCGCGCGACAAGTGGCTCGACGAGCTGTTCCCGCTGATCGAGGGCTCCGATCTCGCGCCGCTGGTCGCGGCGGGTGGGATCAACCGGGGGATGGGCAACGAGGCGATCCACTGGAAGACGGGTTCGCTCATCCGCATCCTGTCGACCTCGACGGCCTCGGGTCACTCGAAGACGCTCGATCAGGCCGTGATGGACGAGGTCTGGCACGACGTCGACGATCGACGTGAGCAGGGGCTCCGTCCCGCGATGATCACGCGGGAGGACGCGCAACTGCTGGTCTGCTCGACGGCCGGGACCGCGGCCTCAACGGTCTACAACCGCAAGGTCGCCGCCGGGCGTCGGGCCGTGGGTGAGGATTCCGGTCACGGGATGGCGTACATCGAGTATTCGGCGCCCGACGAGTGGGAGCCGGAGGACCGGGACTCGTGGTGGTCGTTCATGCCCGCGCTCGGTCACACGGTCACCCCGACGCGGATCGAACAGGAGCGGTTGGCGATGAGCGCGGGCGAGTTCAAGCGTGCGTATGGGAACCACCCGACGGCCGTGATCGACAGCGTCATCCCCGCCGACCAGTGGGAACGGGTGTGCAGCCCGACCGCGAAGCCCGAGGGCGAGCTGCGGTTCGGCGTTGACGTCGCCGAGGACCGTTCGTCGGCCGCGATCACCGCCGCAGGATCGAACGGTGTCATCGAGCTCATCGAGCACAAGGCGGGGATCGGCTGGGTCGCCGATCGCTGCAACGAGCTGACCCGAGCCCACGGGGTGAAGGTCGCCCTCGATGCCGGGGGTCCGGCGGGTGTGCTGGCCGACAGCCTCGAGGACGCCGATCCGCTGGGTAATCGTGACGTGCTGCACCTCTGCGGTGCCGTGTATGACGCCATCGTCGAGGGGCAGGTCGTGTTTCGGCGGGATCGGTCGTTCGACGCGGCCGTCGCCGGTGCGGTGAAGAAGCCGGTCGGCGACCTGTGGGCGTGGTCTCGAAAGGGCTCGGTCGCCGATGTCACCCCGCTCATGGCGGCGACGCTGTCGTTTCAGGGCAAAGTGGTCGAGAGGGAGCCGATGGTCGCATGGGCTTGATGGATCGCTGGTGGAAGTTCATCGGGGCCGAACGGGCGAACGATCCGCTCGACTTCGGCGAATGGATGACCTACGTCGGGATGCAGTATCTCCTCGGGGTCAACACGTCGATGACCGGCAACCGCGAGGAGGTTCCGCCCGGCGCGATCGGCCTGGCCTCCTACGCGTTCGGGGGCAACGCCGTCGTGTTCGCGTGCATGGCGGTGCGGATGCGGGTCTTCACCGAGGCGCGGTTCGCGTTCCAACGGATGCGCGGTGGTCGACCCGCCGACCTATGGTCATCCCCCGCGCTCGGTCTGCTCGAACATCCGTGGCCGAATGGCACTACCGGCGACCTGCTCGCGCGGAACCTCGTGTACGCCGACCTGTTCGGGAACGCGTTCACCTACCGAGTGTCCCCGGATCACCTGCAGGTGCTCCGACCGGATTGGGTCACGATCCTGTCGGGCGTCCGCGAGGAGTCCGAGACGAACGGCTGGGACCTCGGTGCCGAGGTTCTGGGCTACATCTACCAGCCGGGCGGTCGTGGATCGGGCAAGGAACCGCGGTTCCTGCAGCCGGAGACGGTTGCGCACTTCGCGCCGGTCCCGGACCCGATGGCGCCGTGGCGCGGACAGTCGTGGCTGTCGCCGGTGCTGCGCGAGATCAAGGCCGACACGGCGGCGACGTCGCACAAACTGGCGTTCTTCGAGCAGGCGGCTACGCCGAACCTCAAGGTGAAGGCCGATCCGACGCTGACCCCCGAGAAGTTCAAGGAATGGGTCGCGGTGTTCCGCCAGGGACACGAGGGCGCGGCCAACGCGTACAAGACGCTGTTCCTCGGGGGCGGTGCCGACGCCGAGGTGATCGGCGCGAACCTGCGGCAGATGGATTTCAAGCAGACCCAGGGCGCGGGTGAGACGCGGATCGCCGCCGCGGCCGGGGTTCCGCCGGTGCTGGTTGGTCTGTCCGAGGGTCTGCAGGCCGCGACGTACTCGAACTACGGCCAGGCGCGGCGCGCGTTCGCCGACGAGTGGGCGCGCCCGACGTGGCGCAACCTCGCCGGGTCGCTGCAGTCGATCATCCCAACACCGACGGACTCCCGGCTGTGGTACGACGACCGCGATATCCCGTTCCTGCAGGAGGATCGGAAGGACGCGGTCGCCATCCTGGGATCGAACGCGGCGACGGTCAAGCAGCTCGTCGATGCGGGGTTCCGGCCGGACTCGGTCGTCAAGGCCGTCGACGCCGAAGACCTCACGCTGCTGCAGCACACGAACCTGTTCTCGGTGCAGTTGCAGCCGCCGGGGACCGGCGAGACGGGCGACAGGGCGATGTCGGTCGAGGAACTCGTCGTCGCCCTGCAAAAGGTCTACCTCGCGGTGAACGTCGTCATCTCGGCCGAGGAGGCGCGGGAGATTCTGAATCGCGAGGGCGCCAACCTCGGCGCACTGCCCGCGTCGCTCGGCGGCTCGCCGAATGGGAAGGCCCCCGCCGATGCCGTGGCACCTGGACAGTGACCACCCCGGCTGCTCGGGTTGGGCGGTGGTGCTCGATGCCACGGGCAAGATCGTGCCCGGCGGCTGTCATCCGACGAAGGCCAAGGCGCTCGCGCACCTCGCGGCGCTGAACGTCAACGCGAAGGGGGCAGACATGGGCGACCAGGCCACGCGGGCCGCGGTCGATAACAGCACGTGGGACGGAAACAAGGCGATGACGCAGTGTCAGTCCGCCGCTGACTACAACAAGGTCTGCGCCGGGAAGACCGCGGGCGATCCCGCCCTGCGCTCATCTCACAAGCTGCCCCATCACTACCTCGCCAAGGCACCAGTACCGAACGCCGCAGGCGTCCGCGCGTCGCTGCAGCGGTTCGGGCAGACCCAAGGGCTGACGAACAGCGCGGAGGCCCGCAAACACTTGGAGGCGCACATGGCAACGATCCAG